AGCGGAACTGGACGAAGAAACCGCCGAAGCCGAAGAAGCAATGGATGAAGAATAACTAAGCAACTACCGAGGAATCCTTGGCAGTTGCTTTTTTATTGATGTGAGCAATCACATCTGGGGGTAGCATTCGCTACCGTGTCCAAGCCTGATGACTTTAAAAGCTGTGGAAATTTGGTGAAGCAAACACCACTCAAAAAATAGGAAGGAGTTCAAGATGATTGAACAGGAAAACCTTGTGGTCGAACAGACTGCTGAAAACGTGGAGACTACCACAGAAGAAACCCCCAAGACCTACACCGAAGCTGAGTTCAACGCAAAGCTGGACGAGGTATTGGGCAAGAAGATCGCCAGAAAGGAAGCAAAGATTCGCAAGGAGTACGAGCGTAAATACGGAAACTTGGAAGAAGTGCTGAAAGCTGGTACAGGCAAAGAGAGTGTAGAGGAAATGACTGATACCTTTACGGAGTTCTACCGCAAGAAGGGTATCAAGATTCCTGAGAAGCCTACCTATTCTGCGAAAGACATTGAAGTCCTTGCCAGAGCAGAAGCAGAAGATATCATTCGCTCTGGTTTTGACGAAGTGGTCGAGGAAGTTGACCGCCTTACGCAGTTGGGCGTAGCCAATATGACAGAGAAAGAGAAGGCGATTTTCAAAGCCTTGGCTACACATCGGCAGAACACCGAGAGAAGCATTGAACTGTCTAAAATCGGCGTGACGGAAGATGTCTATAACAGTCAGGAGTTCAAGGACTTCGCAGCGAAGTTCAGTGCCACTACACCTATCAAAGATATCTATGATATCTACCATAAGACACAACCGAGAAAAGAACACAGAACGATGGGAAGCATGAAGCAAATGCCGGAACAGGGCGTTAAAGACTACTACTCCCCTGAGGACATCGCCAAGCTGACAATGGCTGACCTTGATGATCCGAAGGTTTGGGAAGCAGTACGGCGTTCTATGACTGGTGGCTAACTTCCCATCCTTTAAGAAAGGATGAATAATAATGGCAGTACCTAACACTGTAACTCAGTTCCAGCAGACTATTTGGAGTAAGTCCATTCTGCGCTCTCTGGAGAAGATTACTTCTCTGCGTAACCACTGTAACTTCCAGTATGAAAAGGACTCTGAAAACGCCAAGGAAGTCAAGATTCTGTCCGTCAACCGTCCTACCATCCGCACCTACGTTCCCGGCACTGCGCTGGTTCGTGAGAGTGCCGCTGATAGCTCTCAGCTGATGCTGCTGAATCAGTACCGCTACTTCAACTTCGAGGTGGAGGATATTGTCAAGGCACAGTCTGTTCCCGGTCTGATGGAAGCACTGACTGACGAAGCTGGCAAGGGTCTGGCTCTGGAAGGTGATATGTACGTTGCAGCAGTCGTGAAGGACGGCGTTGAGAACGGCGTTGTGGTCAACGAAGCAGACCAGACCAAGGAAATGATCGCTGCCAGCGAGGAAATCACTCTGACTACCTCCAATGCAATGTCCAGCGTTGAGGATGGTTTTGCAACCCTGTACGGCAACGACTGCAAGGTGTCTGACACCTTCTATCTGGAAGTTGCTCCTAAGGTGTTCACTACCTACCGTCAGCAGTTGACCGAACTGTCCACCAACAACCCTGAGATTCTCAAGAAGGGTGCTGTGGGCAAGGTCAACAATGCCTTTGTCTGCATTGAGAACTGCCTGCCTGAGAGCGATACCGCCTACTACAACATTCTGCGTACCGACAAGGCCATTGCCTTTGCCGAGCAGATTGATAAGGTTGAGAAGTATCGTCCTGAGGATGCTTTCACCGATGCTGTCAAGGGTCTGTATGTCTTCGGCGCAAAGATTGTCCGTCCCAAGGAAATCTATGTCATGAAGACCAAGAAGCAGTAAGAGAAACTTATGAAAGGAGGGGCGGTTTTCGCCCCTCTTTTTTGTTAAGGAGAGACACTATGAACAACGAACTATTTACCGTTAAGCCTAGTTTAAGCCAGTATTACGGCAGAACCGTAACCAAGGAAATGTGTTTCGATGAAACCACCGAGAATGGAGAAATCCATCAGACTTTGAAAGATTGCGTGTTGACCACCGAGATCAACCGTGAATGGACACAGGGCAAGATTAAGAACACTATTCATTCCGTCCAGACGGAAGAACTGCCTGAGGGTACAATCCTCATTTGGAGCGAATTACAGGGATATATCGTCCCCAACGTAGCTATGTATAAGTTGCGTGATTTGGAAGCAGAAATCAAAGAGGTCAAAGAGATTTACAAGGATAACACTGACATCAACCCTGAGGGGTGAAAATAGATTGTGGGGTGAGTAAATGTTTGTTGTAAACGATGATTTATCCATCTATGCGACTAGGGGCGATATTGTCTGCCTGAATGTGTCCGCAACGGATGATTCTACTGGCGGCACATACGAGTTCCAGCCGGGCGATATTGTCCGTATGAAGATTTTCGCCAAGAAGGATGCAGAGAACGTTGTCATGCAGAAGGACTTCCCTGTTGTTGGCAAGACTGACAGCGTGGGTGTGTATCTGGATGAGAGCGATACCAAGATTGGCGATGTCATCAGCAAGCCGACTGATTACTGGTACGAGATTGAACTGAATCCCTATACCAATCCTCAGACTATCGTAGGCTATGACGAGGATGGCGCAAAGATTTTCAAGCTGTTCCCGGAAGGTAAGGACTTGCAGGAAGAGCCTGTTGATCCTGAGACTGTGGCTGTCATGGATACCGACCTTGACCTAACCTCTTCCCGTCCCGTAGAAAACAGAGCCATTGCAAGAGCGGTGACATTGCTGCGGAATGACCTTGAAACTGTTGACAAGCGGTTGACTGGCAAGATTAAAGAGAACAAGACTGCCGTCAAGGAACTGAACGAAGCACTGCTGGTTGAGAGAGCAAGAATCGACAATCTGCTGTCTGGTGCGACTGCCGAAGGTTCGGAAGTGGTTGACATTCGTGTTGGTGCGGATGGCGTTACCTATGCAAGCGCAGGAACAGCGGTGAGAGAACAGTTTGGTGTCATTGCTGACAAGGTTGCCGAACTGTCTGAGATTTGTGTGGAGCATGGTGTCAATCTGTATGATGCTTCTTTGCAGACGGATGATACTATTTCTCCTCATTTTTACTATTGGGAGACAGGCAAGCCCCACGAAACAACCGAATTTGATGATCGCTATCATTGCACCGCTCTTATGCCCATTGAGCCGTCAACGCAATACACAATCGGCATCGTTTCCGAAAAAGGTTATTACCTCACAAAACCTTGGGGTGAGGCAACAAGCGGTGTGTTTTTCTATGACAAAAACGGCAATTACATTAGTGGAACGGATGCATCTACTTTCGTAACGCCTGTCGGAGCAAGGATGATGCGCTTTAATTATGCGTATTCCATTGGATTCAATCTTGGTGTTGTTAATGAGTGTTGTATGCTTGTGAAGGGTGATACATTGCCTGATAAATATTCAGCATACAAGAGAAGCACTCTTAGAAAAGGCGTTCAGTATGCGGTCAACGGAAACGAGGTAAAGGTTTCTGCGCCTTATGCAACCGACAAAGATATTGTAGTTACCCTGAAAACAAAAGGCGGCAACAATATATTTGACTTCTACCAGTTTGCCACATTTGATAGTGGGAACACGCTTGACGAAGTGACCGAAGAACAAACTGCAATTCTGCAAACAACCGTTACCGATTGGCACGCACCGTTTGTTATGAAAGCCGTCAATAACATTGACGGAGATATGCCGGACTCCAATCACTTTACTGGTGGCAACCACGAATATACAAACACGGGTAGCGGCGGAACGCCGACTGGTAGAACGGAAGCATTGAAGGTTTTGGCTGACAACCGAGAAATTTCCAACGGGAGCGGAACTTGCAATCTTCTTGAAATCAGATGGACAAACTGCGTTCAGGCAACAAACACAAAGAAGGAAGATGGTACAGGGCGTGAGGTTTTGCGCGAAAACCACATTCTGACTTTTGACGGCGTTTCTTGGAAAACCTATGTCGAGATCATTCCTCTGGAATCAGTGACTATTTCCAAGTGGTATGGTTTGCAAGGGTGCGGAACAAACGGTATCTATAACAACATTCGTTATATTGGCGCAGATAACCGAGCCTTGTGTGACGGTGGCTCTTATAGTTCGTGTGGCAATGACAACGCCACGAAGGTCATGTGTTTTGGCGAAAATCACAAAATGGAAATCGAGGTTGACCCCGGCTTTGACTTGGGAG